AAACTTTTTAAACTCAGCCCATGCAAACGCCCATGACAAATACTTAAGGCCGCTTTTAGTTTCTGTCTTATTATTAACGTCAAGCTCGTACAGGCTTTGAAAATTATTCTTAGACATTAGGTATTTGCTCCGTTACATGGTCAGCGTTTGCATCAGCTTGGTACTGCTCACCCTTAAATTGCACGCTTAATACTTCACGGTAAGTATTTATAACATCAAGTACATCACTAGCTCTCTTAACATCGTTTCTATCTGCTAGAGCTAATACAGCGTCTAATGCCTTTATTTTACTAGCGTTATCATCTGCTAGTACTTTATTTAAATTATCCATAACCCTCTCCAGTTATTTATTAAGTGCCAGTTACTCCTTAAAGAATTTATTCTAACGCGCCTTTACTGGGGACAACTGGCAAAGCTGCTTGGCTCGTTGATGTAGGTAATATTAGACTAACCAATCTAACCCGTCAACCTTTTATTGTTAATTAATTTAAGTTGCAATATTAAGCGGCTTAATATAAGCTTCACTACAACATTAACAAATAGGAACAAATATGAACTTAGAGAAATCATTTAGAATTGCGTTGGCCACTAAAGGTATTAACAAGCAAGAATTAGCCAAGGAAATGAATTGCACTGGTGCTTATATCACGCAGATAACTAAAGGCGGCTCAATGTCTGTTAGTAAGCTGCAAGATGTGTGCACCGTGCTAGGCTATAAGGTATGGGAATTTATTAAGCTAGGGGAAGAATAATGCTAGACACCAGCATAACTTACGAGTCAAAAAAATACGGGAAATTCAATATAATAGACTATATTGATGCAAGGAATGTAATAGTTGAGTTTATCGCTACATCATTCAGAACAAAAACACAGGCAGTACACATAAGGAGTGGAGCTGTAAAAGATAAGCTTTCGCCTGTGATATACGGAGTTGGATTTATCGGTGAAGGTGCAAGATCTAGAAATACACAAAAAGATAAGAGCAAATCAAAAGCCTATACCGTATGGAGTGGAATGCTGGAAAGGTGCTACTCCAATAAAAGCCATGTAAAGCACCCCTCATACAAAGGATGTACTGTTTGCGATGAGTGGCACAACTTTCAAAACTTCGCCTTTTGGTTTGACGTTAACTACATCAAGGGCTTTGACCTTGATAAGGACATCAAGGTTTCAGGAAACAAGATTTATTCACCATCTACATGTCAATTCGTAAGCAAGAGAAAAAACAGGAGCTTTAGCTCAGAAAAAGAATACTTGCTATTAAGTCCTGACGGTAACCCGACAAAGATTAAAAACATGAAAAATTTTTGCAAGATGAACAACCTTCATAAAACATCAATGAGTAGTGTGGTAACGGGAAATCTAAAACAACACAGAGGATGGACAAAGATATGAGTATATTAGTAATTGGCCCAGAAGAAATAAACCGCCGTAAAACTCACAGCGATATAAAAAACCAAACTGATGATTTAACTTTTTCCAATAGAGAAAGAGGCTCATCACATGGTGAAGCTGCAAAGAAAGTTCGCGATCGTAAATACGTTTTAGAGATTAGGGCACTTATGCGTAGAACTGAAGAAAGTGAGTTTAATGAAATATATGATGAATTATTAAAGGGTGTAGAATAATGTGGCCATTTAATAAAGAGTATAGCTATTACAAATATACGAAAGATAACTTTTACGGTCTTTGCGGGTTTGAAACCTACTATGTAAAACTTGAAGATGACGATTACATTTGGTTTCTAGAATCTGAAGATATGAAAAAGCTTGGATACAAACGCATATCAAAAGAAGAGTATGAGGCTAATAATGAAAGATAACGTTATTGAATGGCTATTGTCATTCATACCAGAATTAAATGATTAACTAAAGGCTGCTTATTGCGGCCTTTTTATTAAGCGCCTGTAAAGCCATTACCCATTACGCCTTCATCGCTAATATCCAAGTATCCTTCATCAATCATACCGTGTGTTTCACTGCTCATAAACCACCTCATTAATTAAGTATTCATTATAACATGAAAAAGCCCAGCTATTAACCGGGCTTTGGGAGAGAGTATAAGCGATAGAGGAACCAACAACATCGTTTATGCTCTTAGTATACTAGTTTAGCTCTTCAATTACTACGCTATCATGAACATCATCATTTAACTGCGTGTCTATCTTGTTTTTTAACGCCAGCCTCTTATTATTTATAGCGCGGTTCTTTTCTGGATTGCTGCCTTTCTTCTTCCTGGTTAGCATTTGTTTTATCATACACCACTCATCAGGTGTTAGTGTTGGGTTGCTCATGTTTACTCTCTGTTAGTTTGGTTTATTTATCTTCCAAGTGCTTTTTATGCTCTATGATATTGCAAGACATGTTTTTTGCTGCCTCTTGTGCAACGTCAATAATTCCATCAGAACAAATCATAAATATCTTTTCGCACATTTCAGCATTTAACTTTATGGCTATATCACCGTCGCTATTTGTGAACTCGGCTTTACCTGTATACTGACCTTTGTCTCTGCCGTAGTCGTTTAGTTTTATTCTTAATTCTGTTAATTTCATTATGTTATTCCTTGTTTGTTTATGTGTGGTTATATTTCTTTTGCCAATACCATAAGCTCGTAACATGTCTGATAATCATAGTAATCAGGCTCGTCTAAATCAGTGCTTGATATATTGGCCTTCAAGTCATCGTTTACCTTTCCGATCAAACAAGCCAGTTCTTCAGCTGCGTTCTCTATTAGTTTTCGCTGTTCTGGGTTACTCATCTCTCTTTCCTTTTATGTAATGGGTTATTTATTTGGTCTTTTAATATAGTGACTCGTAATCGCTTTCCACTTGTGATTTGTGAACGAATAGTCTTTCAATGCTAACTTTGTTACCGCCGACTTTGCCGTTTGCGCTTAAAGAGCTTTTAACCTCTTGCTGCCATACACATATAAAATCATCTGGCGCATTGTATTCGCTAATAAACACAGTGTGACCTTGATCGCCTTTTTCTCTGCACCACTGCCAAAAATCAGAGTGGTCAAATGAATCTTTATACTTGGTTGTTCCAGCGTAAGGAATATCGCAATAAATAACACTGCTAGGTGGTATAATCAACTCTTGGTAAGAATCACCTTTGAATGTTGCACCAACCAATCCAAGCGATTGTTTTTCTATATTAGCTAACGCCTCTTTTTGATAGTTTCTAATGCCGCCTTTAGTGTCAACTTCACCAGCAAAGCCACCAAACCACTTACCAGAGTAAGAACAACAAATACCAGCATAACCTACAAGCCAATCAGGATAATCATCTTTAAATTGCTTTATTGACTGATACTTTTCTTTTGATATTTCTTCTGGCAGATTACCTTTTGACAAGTAATCAAGTAAAGATGAAACGTACTTATTGGAATCAGAACCGATACGATTACCCTTAACCTTATCAATGATATTTCCACCACCAACAAAAGGCTCCACATACCACTGGTCAGGCTCTCTATTTTGTAAGATTATTGGTAGTATATGTTTTGCTATTCTTGCTTTGCTACCCATGTATTTCATTTTATATTCCTTAGTTGTTTATGTAATGGGTTATTTAAAATCGCATCTTAAATTAGCTTCCATTCTTTCGCTATAGGTTCCGTTAATTGAATCCTCGTAATAATCAAACTTAAACGCTATACCATCAGATTTATCAGTCCACTTTAAATCGTGCTTTTGATTAACGCCACCGCCATTAATATTTATTCCGGCATCCGTATCAAGACATACGGTTTGGTAAAAGGTGACATTATTAATTAATGGCGTATTGCCAAGTATTTTACATGCTAGCCATATTCTTGCTTTTTTAATCTTACTCATTATTTAATCCTTATTTAGTTAAATTATTTCACCATCTGTCTTACTTTAAAAATAGCACTATCCAGTTCGTTTATTTCTTGCTCGTACATTTCTGCTATTCTTGAATTTTTCTTTGTGCTTCTGCCTAAGCTATTATCATGCTCAGTAAGTAGAAGGTAAGCATTCTCTTTAGCGTCAGTAAGCAAATTATTTATCTTGCAAAGAAATTTTCGCTCAACCTCTATTGTTACTTCGCTTATTTGTTCACTCATTTTATATTCCTTAGTTGTTTAAATGGTCGTGTATTTCAATAAGCTGCTCTAGCTTTTGACTGAAAACCGTATGGCTAAACGTTACTGATTTACAGCCTTTTCTTTTTGATACGTGCCATTCCAGATCTTCTATAACTTGCTTTAACTGGCTTGCTAGTTCCTGATTCATTTTATATTCCTTAGTTGTTTAGTTTTATTTAATTAATAGTGGTCATTAGATACGTTATTCATGGATGGGTATCCAAGAACTAAACTATCTTTATGTACTCATATTGAGCTAAACAATATAAATCAGTATCAGCCTAACTTTTTACATCCTTGTTGGTAGTCCACACCATATAACCATGAAAGACGGCTGTTTATTCGCGTATCTAAACGTTAATTTATATTGAGTAATGCAAATTTGCTAATTTACAGTTTTAGCTAAACCGTTAGGGATTTTTACAAGATACCAATTAACTTGGCAGTGTAGGTTAATCTGTATAGTGAAATGAGCTAGGTAGAAATCGAATCTACACTACCACCACGGCTAAAAAGGAATCGAACCTTAAGTAACTAGCTAAGTTAGCGCTACCAATGCGCATCTAACTCACTTCACTTATACAGACTAGAAGCTTTGAAAGGGATTGTGTCTGCCCTTGCTAGTGGGCGTATAACTCTTAACCTTAATCATGCGACAGTAGCGTTATACAGCAATTTGTCGTTTACGGTTAGTCTTGGTTAGCTTCCAATATTCAGACACAAAAAAGGGCATTTAAAATATATGACCTCTGTTTAGTAGAGGGTGGAATCTTAGTGGAATAACCCATCAAAGATCACATATTCTAAATACCCTTTACTAAGATTTCGCTTTCTAAGCAGCTACTAAACTGCGGTTTACCTTTGTATTATATTACTTGTTTACTCCTTGTTCAAGTGCTGTTGATGATTGCTTGTTTATTTTTCCTGCTGGCAACTTCTCAAAAACAATAAAATAAGAATGAAATTTCCTAGCGTGTTTTTGTATGTGTTTATGGTTATGACCTATAAGCCTATTCTTTGCTAATAATATGAACAAATCCCTAGTATAAAACCCTGCTGCCTCTGCTAATGCTATTACTCTTACATGGCTAATCCAGTTCCTGTCAGCACTACAACTATCCTGACACTTAAAAACGTATATACCGCCATCACTAACAATGCGCGAATGCTCAGTTATTGCTTTGTCGTAAAATGACCAGACATCTTTCATATACGGAAAGCCATGATACTTTTGCCCAATAACCCCTGTTGGCGCCTTTGTATGTCCAGCCACGAATGGAGGATCAAATATTAATGACTTCAACTTGCCATCTTTAATTGGTAAGTCAGTGGCGCAAGACTCCTTTACAAAATCAAACCTTGGCAGTAAATCAAACTTTAATTCTGGCGCGGGGAATGACGACTTGTAAAACTTACCCCTTCCATAAGTCGGATCACAATCAAACCCTTTACCCCCTAAAAATAAATCACTTATATTGTGTAGTATTTCTACTTCATCATGGTTAATACTTTTAATTAGCGACATATCTATAGCCATCTTCTTTATCCTCTCTCGTTGTTGATGGAATTAAATATAGCAATTAACATTTGACAGGTCAATATAATTATTATAATATTTGCAACAGATAACAAAACAAGGACTTAACAAGAATGAAGCAAAAACAAAAACCACTTAGCTTTTCACTGCATCCAGACAATCACGCCTATATAGAAGCGGTCGTAGCGAAGCAGAAAGAGACTAATCACCGTTACAATAGGTCAATGTATATGGATGACTTAATAACTCATTTACGGACTAAAGCGGAAGCGAAGCCAGTTAAGAAAACTAAAACTGAATTGGCCACGTTAGAAGTTGAAGGTTTGAATGTTGAAGCTTGGGATAAATGGCTAGCTTATAGAAAGTTGGCCAAGCTAAAAGCATATAAAACCAATGCTAAGAAAAAAGAGTTGGCCACATTAGGTAACTTCGAGGAGCAAATGCGGATAGTTATGATTTCAATTAATAACGAATACGCCGGTTTGTTCCCACTTAAAAATAATGGCCAAGATAAAGTAGATATTTTACAAAAGTCTGCTGATAGTGATTGGCATTTACAAGACCAAGGATTCTAACCATGAAAAACTTAACCGAAATTGGCGCGAACTTTAACCCAATAGCTCAACAGAAAGAAGTTGTTATTGATGATTTTGCTAAAAACATTATCAATAAAGTGTTCGATCAACTTTCTGTTATTTTCCCTGCATGGAAACACGCTTGGCCAACTGATAAAGAATTATCGGCCGCTAAAATGGAATGGACTAAAGCGTTTAATGAAAACGGAATAAACACACTAGAGCAAATCAAGTACGGTTTTGCCAAGGCAAGAAAGTCTGAAAGCGATTTTTTACCAAGTTGTGGCAAGTTTATAAGCTGGTGCAGTCCATCACCTGAAGATCTAGGCTACCCAACTGAACAACAAGCACTAAGAGATTGCATAAACTATCGTAACGCCAAAAAAATGGGTATAGCTAACCATGCTAGACCGTGGCTTATTGAATTATGTAAGCGCGTTGACTGGTGGTTAGTTAGCTCAGCATCAAATCAGACTGAACACCGCAAAGCTGAAAAGCATTTCAAAGATGTTTACTTGGAATTTGTTAATTCTGATTACCGAGAGCCAGAAGAAACCACGCACGAGCGACTGGAGACGAGAGAAATCGTTAAAGGACGAATGAGTGAACAACAACTTAAGGACGGAAGAAAGCGCGGTTTAGACTGCATTAAAGACATACGCAAAGGCTTGGCCAAGGCTAAGCTTAAAAATAAATAGTTACCCCACTAAATACAACTAAGAGAGAATGAATATGAGTAAACGTCACGCATTCGGTCAACAGGAGGTTACAGGCGCTTCCAACAGTAATGATAAATGGGATAAGTTTAAAAGAATTACTGACACATTAGGGTTTACGGTTCGCGTTACTGGTGGTGCTTACCTTACGCATGAACTTAGCGGTACAAAGAAAGATTTTGAGATAATTCTAGATTTAGTAAATGATTTTAGAGTTAATTAACACACTTATATAACACTATAAGAACTCAATATAAATAAAGGGGATATTATGGAGCCGTTGATACAGGCATTAAGGCGGGAGCTGCGGAAAATGACTAACATAGAGAAAAGAGAGTTAATTATTAGGGCGATAATCGCAGAGTCCCGCAAATAACAAACAGCGCACTAAGTGCATAACACTATAGGAGAGTATAGATGAACACAGAAAACAAAAGCTTTACACCTGCCAATATCCGTGATTTATGGCAAACACCAAGCGAGATATTCAATAAGTTAAATAAAGAATTTAAATTTTCGTGGGATGTTGCATCTAGCGAAAAAAACCACCTCTGCGTAAATTATTTAACTGAGGAGGATGACGCTATCAATTCTTTATGGGGTATTACTAATTGGTGTAATCCTCCTTACTCAAATATTACGCCTTGGGTTGAAAAATCTATTGCTCAGCAAGAGTTAGGGTCAACAACTGTAATGCTAGTTCCTGCTGACACCTCTGTTAAATGGTTTAAGTTGGCTTATGAGTCATGTAATGAAGTTAGATTTATTAGCGGTAGAATTTCATTTATTAATGCTGAAACAAAAAAGCCTGTAAACGGAAACAATAAAGGATCTGTTTTATTTATATGGCGAGGAAATTCACCAAAGAACAGCCACACAGTAACCTTAATTGATAGAGATGATTTTTATAATAAAGGGTAAATCATTATGCACAACTACGATGAACAGCGAGAAGAAGAGCGCGAGCAATTCGAAGCAGAAGAAAGATTATTAAAAACACGCCAAGAAGTACAGGCACATAATGATAGTTTGGAGAGTGAAGAATGAATGTATTAGACTTGTTTAGTGGTATAGGGGGGTTCGGGCTAGGTCTTGAGAATACAGGTCATTTTAAGGTTAAGGCTTTTTGCGAGATAGAGCCGCACTGCGCTAGAATATTAAAAAATAATTTTAAAGGCATCCCTGTATTTAACGATATAACTTCCCTGAATATTAAAGAGGGTGAGTATGATGTTTTTACTGGCGGGTTCCCTTGTCAGGATATAAGTATAGCAGGAAAAAACAAAGGTATAGGCGGCGAAAAAAGCGGCCTATGGAAAGAATACAAACGATTAATCAAACAAGGGAAACCAAAATATGCAATTATTGAAAACGTGTTCGCGCTGCTTAGTAGAGGAATTGAAGTCATCTTACAAGACCTTGCCGAAATCGGGTACGATGCGACTTGGACGCTCTACGATACAAAATACTTCGGAAAGCCCCAGCGTAGACGTAGAGTTTACATTATTGCGGTCCGTGACGGAATCCCCTCCGATTCCGATTTGTTCGAGACTGGACTCAGAGATATACCAAGCTGTAAGTCCGTGCTGGAATCTTTCAACAAGAGCTTTAGATGGGATTTTAAGGAGAGAAAGGGAGACAAACACACCTTTACCTTCGTCACTCGCCAGCGCAGTAATGAATTTAAAGAGACAGGGTTAAGTAGTACTTTAGCAAAACGTGACTATAAGTCCTATGTGGACCTAGTTCTGCATAATAATGTAATCAGAAGAGTGACACCTAAAGAAAGGCTTAATTTACAAGGCTTTCCTAGTGACTGGCTTGATTACTGTGATCTAACCAAAAAAGAAATGTTTACCTGTAACGGTATGAGCGTTCCAGTTGTTGAGTATATAGGCCGATTACTATTTAAGTTCGAAATAACAACAAATGCACCAAAAGGCGCTGACTTTTATTCTGACGGGAGGTATAGGTATAAGTGCAACTCAAAAACTGGCAGTTATTTCCTTGAATCCGGAGATGAGTACGATTCATTGTTTAGCTATAGGTGGTTAAAAAAAGAAATGGATTATGTAGCCATAAACAACTAAAGCAACCTTGCTACCTAGAAAAAATAAATTAGTTTGGAGAGTGAATAATGAACAACACAACAGCAGAAGCAAACGCAGAGCATGATAGATGCTTAGCCGAGTGTGCAGCATTTAAGAAAGCTGGTAATAAGGTAAACGTAATACCAAGTCGTAAGAAAAGCGATGTATTGCCAGGCACTATCAACAAAAAGTCTCACGACAAAAGTGAGGCGGTTATATTGGCAGGGTTAACGCCCATCGAAAAGGTTAAGGCTATCCTTACTCAGTATAAAGCTTTAACCAGGCGCGAACTGTCAGAGCATACCGCGCTATCAACCGCGACAATTACAAAGGCTGTTAAGGTTCTTGAGGAAGAAAACTTTCTTGAGCGAGCGTACGGCAGAGAAGTTACATTTAAACTAGTGAGAAAATAATGCTAAATATTGATTATATAAATAAAATTATGGGCCTAACTCGCCCTACCATTAAAAAAGTCAAACCAAAGCCTAAGCTGATAAAGAAGAAAAAGCAATCGGCAGGGTCGTCAGCAGAAAGAAAGGAAAAATCAACCAAGATGATTATCGGTGCTTTAATTGATATTGGTGGCGCAAGTGTGCTAGAAGTCGCTGAACGCACAAAGTTAGCTCATAGCTGCGTCAGGGATAGGCTAGATGAATTGGTTTGCCTTAAGAAAGTAACATCAGAAAAAAGAAGAGTTGAAGGTAAAACTAACTTAATACGTCATTACACATTACTGGAGGCTCTATGAAGCTAGGTATTGAACAATTCAAGCTAATTAAACCTAACGGTGCACAAGATGATTATACGGCAGGAGAGGACGCGAGAGGCAACACACACGCCAGCAATATAGAGAAAGGCAAGGTTTACAGAAAGCAAATAGTAAGCCTTATTAAAGAGCGCGGAAGTTCTACCGTTAACGCTTTATCAAATGAGCTTGATATAGGGTTAAAGGTTGTTGCTAGTATTGTTCAAAAACTCAATAGGCAAGGCAGCTTAGAAAGGGCTGGTAAGGTTAGAGGTAAAGGCTCTAAGATGCAGTTTACTTATAGAGCGGTAAATTAATATTAAAATAGGCTTGACTTGTGGTTGCTCGTTGTACTATATTCAGTAACACAAACTATATTCAGTAACACAAACTAAAGGAGGTAATAGTTATGGCTATAAAGATAGTCTATTGCGAGGTTTGCGGAAGTAAATTTAGCGGATCGTCAAATGCAATGTATTGCTCTAACAAGTGCAAGCAGTCGATGTATAGAGCTTTAAAGTCATCATCTGGATTTATATACAAACTAAAAAGGGATGGGGTAGTCGTTTATGTTGGCCAGAGCAAGACAGAGGAGGGGGTGAAATATAGAGTTTCGTCTCACGCCTCTTGCAAGCCTATAAAGATATTCGATGATTTTGAGTGTTACCCGGTTGAAGGCGTGAATTTAAATGAGATTGAAACCGAAGAAATAATAAGGCTCAACCCTGAGTACAACAAAAGATTGCCGAGCAACAAGAGCTATATAACAGTAAAGCAATGCTCTATGGCTATAAGTGTATTTATGGAAGGGGTTATTAGTGATTGCTCTATCACATATAAAATAGGTGACGGAAGCCCAGGTGAAAATAATGAGTACATAAAAATATCTGACATAGATGGACTTAAAAAGAGGCTATCTAATCTTAACTCTAATTAAAGCCGCTCACACTTAAGCCTAGATTTAAGAATAACAAACAAACCGAGACTTTATGTGATAGTTAACGCTTAAAGTCTATATTAATTAGTAAGTAAACTTTAACGGAGAAGTTGAAATGTCAGAGCAAAATATTCCACTTGAATTTTATAACGAAGATAAAGCAGGTAAGTCGCACCCAAAGGTCAAAAATGTCGGTGAGCTTATTGAGCAGTTAAAGCGTCTACCTAGCGACTTACCACTAAGTTATGAGCTTTCACGAGATGATGATAACGAGCCGCTAGCTTGTGTTGTTTATAACGTTGCTAGTGGTATGCCTTTTATTGAGTTGTCAGACGAATATTAAAGTAGAGGTGAGTAATGTTTAAGACTAAACGCAGAAAAGATCTTGAGCGGAAAGAAGATGAACTCTTTGCACTAAAAGCTGAAATTGAAGAACTTAAAAACTGGTGTGCTTTTGATTCGCCAGAAATAGGGTTCGCTATGCTCCATCTTCAAAACAAGAGAAATAGCGTTAGCGGTTTTAGAGATAAACTTCGCAAAGGTGAATTCACTTTTACTAACTTTAAACCGAAAAACAATAATCTATTTAAGTAGAGGTGAGTATAAATGCTATTAGATTGCCCTTACTGTGATAGTAAGCCAACTGAAAAACGGGAAGGTGCTGAGGCTTGTTCGTCTAAGTGCCGTAAACGCAAGCAAAGACTAAAGGAGAAGGAAGATGAAAAGAAGCGATGATTTAGATGAACGCAAGTTTGAGAGATTTATTACTAATGTGTGCGTAGTTATTTTTGTTTGCGTGTTTGGTTATGCTATTTTTCCTGATGTTATGGCGTGGTTAGTAGGGTGAAGAACGTAAGATTTTCACTAACAACTAAGGCTGAAGTTTATAAGCAGGCTGACGCGCTTTTAGCTAGTAACCCCTCTCAAGGTTATTTTTTAAATATAACCAAGCGAGAAAAGAAGCGCTCTAATCCTGCTAACTCTGTCTATCAATCATGGTACGGGCCAATATCAGACCATATGGCATTAACTATTAACGAGGCGACACGATACGTTAAGTTAACGTTTGGATTGCCTATCTTGTTTAGCAATAAAGACTTTGGCTTTGTTATTCGTGATGGTATGGAGTTAAACGGTTTTTTTAATCTTGATTATGAGCGACAGCTTGAGTTGATGGATGAAGATAAAATACCGGTAACAAGGCTTTTCACAACGCCAATGCATAATAAGTTGCGGGATGATTTACAATACTTTTTTGGTCAACAAGGCTTGGCTTTAGATTACGAGAGGTGATTCATGAAACCATTACATATGCAGTTCTTAGCTGCTCTTGGTTGTTCTGTGTTAATAGCTACAGCGATAGTTATCAGTATTATTTATTCTGTTAAGGTGGTTTATTAGATGGCCAAGCAAACAAAGATAACTAAATCAGCAAGAGGCGAAGATTGTACATTACTTCTAGGTAACTGCTCTAGCAATGAAACCGTTGTACTTTGCCATATTGGAAAGATTCGCGGAATGGGTATTAAATGTAGTGATCATTTCGCCGTATACGCTTGCTCTAATTGCCATGACGTTATTGACGGCAGAGCGCCAGCATTGTACGGAAATGAGATGGTTGATAATGCGAAACTGTATGCGCTAGAAAGAACGCAAATGAAGTTAATTGATAAAGGTTTGTTGGTGATTGCATGAATTATGAGTTTGAAATGCCATGGCCCCCAAGTGTCGGCGGTTGCTGGCGAGTATTTAGAAATAGATTGATACTCAGCAAGCGTGGTCGCGAGTATAGAAAAGAAGCCATTGAAAGACTGAAGGAGCTAGGGCTTTATAAGGAGTTGATTGATTGTGAGCTATCTGTATCTATGGTATTAAATCCGCCAACGCTTAGGCGTTACGACATAGATAATTTTAACAAAGCATTATTTGACTCTCTAAGCCATGGCGAGTTTTGGGTTGATGATGAACAGGTCGTTAGCTTAAAAATTAAGAAAGGCGTAAAAACGAAAGGCGGCAACGTTAAACTGGTAATAACTACTGATATGTAAGAACATTCAGCCCTTAATAGTTAATTAAGGGCTGAAGGGTTAACGCCTAACGCTTAACTGTTTTGCTTCCAATAGCGTTAAACGTAAGTTTGCAGCAATATACGCACCCCATCTAAATTTATTTCTGTGTTTGAGCTTGATGCTACAAAAACAACACCTGTACCACCGAAAACTATAATTGTTGCAGTTGTATTTGACGGGTATTGATCCGCAACAACTACGTGACTACTATCGTATCTTGGTCGATAACCTACCGGCAGGGTGAATGCAGATGAGTTTATCGTGCCATTTTTAATGCGCCCCATTAAACACAGCGCTCCATCATCATCAAGGTAAAATCCAGCTGGACTTGATCCAGCATCAGAATCAACCCATGAATTAGCAAAACCAACACCACCCTCTACTTCTATGATGTTTTTTCCTATATTTAAGTTTGGGTCTAACCCGTTAATAAGGAAAGAGTAATTGCCGTAAGCTCTAAGCCTTTTTTTAGCTGAATCATCACCTGTTATCGTCGCAACATTGCTAGGGTTGTAAGTGTTTGCTATAACATTAGATCCTGTAAGTGTTCCGGCTCCGTTTAGGCACTCGACAACAGAACTCATCATACCGCCCTTTATATTGACCTTTTGACTGTTATCTAATACCACTTTACCAAGAGATGCTGAATCACCATACATGTTACAGCCGTCAAAAGTGTACCCGTTAGCTACATTAACGCATCTAATATTCGTTCCGTTATGATTTATATTTAGGCCGTCAAATATTCCATGGTTTGAATTGTTACCAAAAAACAATTGCACCCCTTCACCGTTATCAACTACGTTACCGCCTGACCAAGTCATATTTCCTGTAGCACATACAACACCGTTTACATTACCACTAGCTGAACACCCTGTTAAAACTAAAAATTCCATGTTTGTTCCGCCAGATAGTGAAGGTGCTCCAGGGCTGTAAACATCACCAATAAAAGAACTGTCTGTTCCGATATCCCAACCAACCACTGACGAGGTCACATTGCAGTTATTTATCAGTGCATGTTCTGATCGATTTGTGGCTGCAAAATCACCATCGAAAACCCATCGAAAACCCCAACCTTTCATAAGGGTCATATGTATATTTTCTATTCTGTAGTTTAAGCAAAATCCAGTTATTTCTATACCTGTCTCATCCGCAGTACCTGAGCTTGCATTACCTGTGAAAGTTGCAGATCCCAACAGTGACCAGTCACTCACATTGTCAGCCTTGAACATGATAACGCTTTCGTTTTTAGGGCGTAATCTAGAGCCATTGAAAATTATTGTTGAGTTAGTTTGTATATTAACAGTGGTTTCTATTGCTGCTGGGTCGTTTGGTAGAGATGTGACAACACCATTTAATAGCATAAAGTTTATAGTTGTCCCTATATCCGTAGAGTTATCAAATAATGCTCCCCATCTTCGCGGGTCTTCCTCTGCTTCCTGCTTAAGCACTAAAGCTAAAGTTGGCACACCTACACACTGTACAACATTAAATGTGTTTGGCGTCACAGTTGAAGCCAAAACAAAAGACCAGTGACCGCCGCCACCATTGCCTGATGTTCTTTCCTCTAAATACGCTAAAGCACCATTAAAAGCCTTTAAAGGGTTGCTCTCGTTAACGGCTTCGTTAAGCGTGCCGAATGGCACCACTCTATCAGTAGCGGTTACGTTTATGCTGTCTATCGTTGCGCCAGAATCCTTGCTATTTCCTTCGTCGTCAAAAATCACAACGTTGTTCTCTGGTGCTGCTGTTCGCTTGTCCATCTTTTTAGATGAGTCACGACCTATTTCACGCGCGTTTTGCTGAGCAATCATTACACCTAAATCAAGGCCGCGCTCGTTTGTTTTAGCTTTGAATGGCCCGTAATCTTGGTACTCGATTAACTGTGTTTCTGGCACGGTTCTGTCAATGCGTATTTCAACACCATTACCAGGGGCAACATCAAAGATGACGCTACCGCCGGACTCGTCACCCACACCATCTATACTAAATCCTGATGTTTGCTCTACATCATCAAGGTAGATAAATAAATGATCTTCACTGTACGTTAAAAAGTTGTAAGCAAAAGTTGTTACAGAGTTATTGCCTGTATAGCTTATCGTGCTGTTTGTAGTTTCTACTGTCATGGTTTAATTCCTATTTGATTTTATCAGGCATTACTTGTTCAATTGCTTTTTCCACTTGGTCATAACCATGACGAAGTAGCCAGTTGTTTTGCAGCGGCATTAGTCGTCTAGCTGCCTTTGCCTTTTGTTCGCTTGTTGTCATTGTGTTCATTGGGTTAGCATCTTTCAAATAGTTAAATGTTCCGAATGATGGTCCGAACTGGGCACCTATATCTCCGCGTGAAACAAATTTTCTATCTTTTTGCATTATACCAGTTGGATCAATACCCGTAAAAGCGTATTGTCTACGGTAAACTTCGCCAAGATAACCAAGCAATCCAGTGTGGTTTATAGCGTTCCATGTTTTATCCTTTACGCTATCCTTGCTAGTGTCTCTGTCCATCGATGCCGATTTAAGTTCGTAAGCTGCATAACCTAACATCATATGAGTAACCATCTCCATTGTGGAGCGTACAGAGCCTTCTTGCAGTAAAGGAAGCATTATCCTATTTGTTGCTGCCATGGCAAAAGATTGAAACTGAAATATAGTTTTAGCAAGCTCGCCATCAAACATGATAGGTAAATCACCAGCACCAGGAGTGGTAACAAGAAAATTACTTTCTTTAATTGCTGCCGCTTCAACCGCTTCTTTTATGTGAACGTCAATATCCCATAAATCTAGGTTTAAATCATACAAACCGCCCGTTTGCGTTGAATGCTTCTTAGCTTGTTCTGCCATTTCGCCAATCATTTGATCGTCAAAACCTAACTGGTGAAGCTTCTTAGTATCAGTACCTTTTATTAATGCTGTTGCAACTCTGTCACCGTATAAGCTACCGGCAATACCTTTACCAAAACTATTCCAGTGCTGGAAACCTGTTAATTGTAAAGATTTCGTTGCAATTGCTGAGGCGTACTTGTCCATCGGTGTAGCGTTAAACTGGTCATCTACTTGCGTAATCTCTTTGATTCGCACTGATTGCGTTTTCTCAATTGACTGAGATAATGCGCTCATTTGGTCTTTAGATATTCCGCTCAACTTAATTGATTTAGCGTTAAAGTTTTTAGCTAGTGCTTTGATGTACTTGTTGCCCATTCCGTAAGCCATTTGACGCGATACGTCAGGGATAGACGATACTAATACGTTACCAAGCATGGAGGCTACATTAAAAGCTCTTGTGCTTCTCAATACTGATATTAAATTTCTTTCTAATGGTGTTTTAGTGCTAGGTGGTTGAAACTCATTCATAAGCCTTTGAGCCATAACGCGCAAATCTCTAACATCTGCCGCCATTTTATTTTCAGCTTTCTTTAATTCTTTTTGTGCTTTTACTGGATCAGCTCCTTCTTTAATTGCCTTTGTTACCTTTTCAGATTCAACTTTGACTTTCTCTAATAGCCTAGCTTCTAATTCGTCTAGCTTATAAGTGCCAAACTTTTCAGACATACGAGCTTTAGGCGCCATTGATCTAGTGTAACCATCCATCAAAGCGCGCCAGTCTTTAACTAAGAAATCATTTAAGTATTCATCACGTATATCTACGCGCTGTTTAGTCTGCGTAGGAATCTTTGAGTTAGGCGTATTAAAGTTAACGTCACCCATGGTCAAATTAATATCGCGGTTATAAATTTCTCGCGCTATCTCTTGATATTCTGCATCGGTTTTTGCTGGTGGTACCGGTAAGCCTTCCGCTACTGCTTCAGCTTCATATCTAACAGCGCGCTCTTTTAGTCCGTCAATCCATGCTTGCTGATACCCTGCAGGGTTGTTGCGAATAGCATTGATGTCTTTGCGTCTAGTCATGTAACTAGCCGCTGTTGTTGTTTTGATTGGCTCAGGGTCGCCATCTTTATTCAGCGTAAAAGTACCCTCAACTTCTGCTTTCGCTGCCCTATTCCATGTGTCATCAATATGAACGCGTAGTTCTTTAGCGGCCTTTTGTACTAATGCGTTATTAGATACATCGCCGTTACGCATAGCATCAGCTAATTGAAAGTTAAAATCATCAGCAGTTCCGCCAGCTTTAACGAATTGAGATTCTAAGCTAGCAACTGACTGCTCTGATATTCCGTACTTAGCGTAATCAAGATTTATAAGGCTTTCCACTGAAGTGGCGTTGATTGCATCATCTTGCAATCTGAATTGGTGGTCAACCATGTCTTGAGCCGTACCGCGCACAATAGGGCTTTCACTTTGTAATGTGCGACCAATAGGTGAAGCTTTAGTTGAAAATAGCGCTAACTTAGTGAAAGGATTTATTGTTTCCTTTACCTTTTCGCCCTTTGAGCCACCATAACTAGCGACCTCGGCAGCACCGACACTGCGAGTATCTTCACTTTTTAAATGTTTACTTATCGCGTTAGTAACAACTTCTTTCTCTGAGCCTGTTAGCTTGGCGATACCAGCACCTAACAAACCATCAGCAATCGCACCAACGCCAACATTAAACATTGATTCTTCAAGTGTTCGCGTTTCTTGTGTAGAGTGCAAAGCTATTTCCTGTGCGCTCGATGCTACTGCACCAACCGCCATAGACTGACCGGCAACTTTCCACATGTTAGCTTGGCCATAGCCAGGCAGCATCATCATAGCCAAGTTAATAGGGTCAGCAACACCAGCGGCAACACTAGCAGCAACACCAAGAGCGCCACCGTTAGCAAGCGTATTCTGGTTTCTAACTTCTCTATTAATGTTGGACTTGATCGCCGCTGTCGTTTGCGGGTTAAATGAGTCACTAAAGGAATCCGCATATTTCTCGTACCCGTCAATATCTGATTTACCTTCGCTGTTTTTAACGAAAGGCGAGTAACCTTCAATATCTTGAACGTCAGGCATAGCAGTAGAAGCCACCCAAGCTGATAGGCTATTGGTTTCTTCGAATGCTGCAGTCCATACATCTAGCGTACTTGGTTCAAGGTCGGCTATTTCTTCATTACGCTTGTTATACTTATCGTAATTATCCTTCTCTTGAGTAGCCCATTCCATTTGGTCTTGTAAGTATGTACGGGTATAGTTAGGGGTCGATACCGTTTCACCAGGGTTTAGCACAGTTGTATCTTCAGGGTTCTGAATGTTAGATTCTGCTTTTTGGTCGCCTACAAATATCTTCATAGACCGATAGCCTCACCAAAACTTTCTGATAAAGGCTTTTCTTGACTCTTTTTAACTTTGCTTGTATAGCTTTTTTGCATAGATATAGCCTTTTCTTTTTGCTCTTTCTTGCGTAGCTTTTCAGCTTCTATTTTTTCACGTTCTTTAATCGCATTTTCAATAGCTTGTTGTTG